GCAACGTAGGTGTCCACGTTCCCTCTGCATAATTTGATAAAGTTGTGTCACCGAGACTGATGCCACCATAAAACTTAACCAACTTTGTTGGCTCAATTCGCATCGCCTCGGCTTGCGTAGCGTTGTTGGCGACTTGAAAACGTATCTGCCCAACTGGACGCGTACCTGTTTGGTCGCCGTATGCTGTGAAAGCTATCGAACCAACTTCAGTCCCCGCCGTGTGATTTGAGTCGCCGGAGATTGCTTGCAATCTGCCAAACGTATTGCCGTCCAAGATGTCTGAGTCAACACGTTTCAAATTGACTATTGCACCGCCTGTTTTTTGAAAAGTTGTTGTGCCGCTGGCGTCTATCGACATCCGCTCGGCGACAGTCTCATTGTAATTAGCCGTGCCAAAACGCAACCCCCAGCGGTTGTACTGGTCATCAGCAACAGAACGAATATAGCCACATACTCGACCACCGGATGGTGCTGAAGCATCGTTGGTGTAAAAATTCACCGTGCCCGCGATGTCATCCGCCGCTGCGTTTGTCGTGGTGTTTTCCAACCGCAGAGTCGCGCCGGTAGAACCGGAGCCGATGACTTTGACCTCGCCAATGCTGTCTATGGTGAGACGAGTCTGCGGTGACTCAGACCCACTTGGACAAGTCTGAAACTCAAAAGCTGTTGGCGAACTGCTCGCCGTCCAAGCACCGTCAGACCGAACTCTTAATCTCGCCGCGTTATCATTATTAGCATCCGCGCCGCCAAAATTGATGTCGCCTATTGCAATTCCCGCAGTGTTTATCGTCGAGTCATCGCGATACAGACGAAGTTCAGCTTGTGTGTCTGCTGGCCCAATTTTAACATAGCCACCGCCGTTGAAGTTCACGTTCCCGCCGGAGTCTATGGAGAGATAATCAGACCCATCTTTAGCCGCCTTTAAATTACCGCCTGCCGAAATCCACTCCCACGTTGCCGCGTCTGAGTCGGTCAACACTAGACTGGCACTTGTGCCAGAGATTTCCACGAACCGCGCTGCGCCACCGGGTGACGTTAGTGTTGCATCGCCCACCCCTACGTTCCCGCTGGTGTTTATGGTGACAAAATTTTGGTTATTCGCGCCTAGCTTTAAGTTTTTGGACGCCGCACCTCTGACAATAGCGTCGGTAGTGCCGCCCCAAGTCAACACTCCGTAATCTGCTGCATTACCCCAATCAAGCGTGCCGTTTGAGTTGATGTTTACTTTAGCGTTGGCAGAAATTTTGCCGCTGGAAATAATCTCACCATCCGCAGGAGTCGCCGCAGTTGCGCTAGTGCCTCCGACTCGCATTGCGGTGCTGTTCAACTGCTTGATAACTTGCGTCTGCTTAACTCCAGAAGATGACATCTCGCCATCCACGTTATTAGTTGAACGGTCAGCCACCATCCTCGATTGATTTTCGTTGGCGAATGCTAGGTCGTAGTCGCTGACGCAGCCGATTTCATCGAGTTGCCAAGTGTCAATCGTGACCACGTTGCTACTCTTTAAGCCGCTCAAATAAACAAACCCGCCTGTCGTTGACTGCGCGGTAAATTCTATTTCGTAATCAGCGAACGAGGTGGTCAACGCGCTGTCAGCTACTGTTGATGCAGCTCCGTCGTAAACTTGCACTGCCACTCCCGCTGTGCCTCCAGCGTACTTGGCACGAATACGCAAACGGTATTTTTTGCCTACAACTAAATCTTGGTTTAAATCAGACGAGTCGCGGAAGTAGTTATATGCGCCGCTTGAGTTTCCGCCATAGGTGATTGTTAAATCGTTGCTGACGTTAGCAATCGTGTTGGAACCGTATGCCGTCCAGCTATATGTCCCGCTAGTAAACGCGCTTGCGGCAGTGTCAACTAGGTTTTGTTCTCCATACTGGTCAGCCACCGGTACGTCTGCCCGCTGGTACGCTGTCCTTACATCATCGGCGGATAATGTGCGATTATAGAACCTTGCGCGATATATAGTGCCATTAAATTGACCTCCAGTATTTACATAGTTGGTCGCAATTCTTGCGTCCGCACAATTGTCCAAATTGTGGCTTGAACTAATTGTAGCAGTACCTACTAAATTGCCGCTGTCGTAAAGCGTTGCCGCCGTGCCATCAACTGTCGCAACTAGGTGATGCACTTTTAAATCATCCAGAACCTTAGCGCCAAAACTCTTCCAGCTTGTATTGTCGTAAATCCCTAAATTGTAGCTGATGCTTAAATCTGAGCCGAATATGAGTCTTCCTCCGTTTCCGAAGTCAACGAGTAATCGAGTGTCGCTGCCAAACGCATCCGCTTTAACTACAAACTCAAAACTAAAAGCAGTTCCTAAATCGGGCGGCGATGCAATGTCGATGTATCCTGCCGAACCATCAAAATTCAAGCCCTGCCCGTCTGAGGCGTTGACTAGCGACGTCCGTTCTTCTGCGGCCGTTGGGTTGGCTTTGTTTACGGTAATCATGGCCGGCCCTTATTTATCGTAGAATGCGATGCATCCGTCGCCGGCAGTTTCGACATCAATGTAGAACTGCGCGTCGGTGAAATAGTCATCCGGTGAATCGGCTGTGAAGGTAATCGTGTCGCCAGGGTTCAACGGTATGCCTGCCGTGTCGTTGCCGGATGCTGGCTGAATGTAAACCTTGCCGGCGTTGTCAGTTCTTGCTGCCTTCATGCCAACGAAGGTGAAGGAATGGCCGCGAACGGCGCCGCTGCCTAATGCCTCCGGCGTGCCGGTGGCCGATACTGTTTTGGTGATACTTCCGAATTGCTGCTGTGCCATTGTTTTAAATTTTAAGGGTTAACGCTAAAGAGTATCCAGCGACTCGCGCCGCTGTCATAGATAAATTGTGCAGAACCGCGTGCCGTGATTGTCACGTCGGCCGCCGTCATGGTGTAAATTCGATTGGCGGCCGTGGATTCGTTGCTGCTGTCGTGGTCGATGACAACCCCGTAGCTGGCATTTGGGTTGTATAGGATGACCACCCTGCCGTCGGCGCCGCCGCTGATGCCAACCAGGGTCGGGTCGGCCGAGGTTGTCCCCAGCTTGATAAAAGTCGCGTTGTACGGGTTCAGCGTGTGGTTGCCTGCGCCGGTGATAGCCGTGTCGTCCAGCTTGGCCAATTTGAATTGGGCCGTGTTCGACAGCGCCAGGGCGCCGGTCATTGTGCCGCCGGCTTTTGCCAGGAAGTTGGCGTCGGTTTGCGTTGTCGTGTAGTAGCTGCTGCTTGGCGACGGCGAAGTTGCGCTGTTGTCGATTCCGTGAGAGTAAAAAGTAACGGCTTGCTGAATTGCTGTGAGCGAATCGCTGCCGTTGATGTATTCGGCTTCAATTATAGAGGTAGAAGTCGAATGCGCCTGCCAAGTAAGGTCATTAATCTCGGTCGTGTTAAGCGCCAGCGTGCAGTCGGCATAATAATCGTCGCCATCCGACGTTATTGTGGTGGCCGATGTTGTTGCCAGTTTTGCTGGCGAGGTATTGTGCGGGTCAACAATAGCCAACTCGATGCTGCCGGCAGTCACCAGGTCGAATGGCGATGTCAGGCCGCCGTCGCTTTTCGGTGTCACGCATCGAATGCGAAGCGGCAACACGTCGCCTTGGTACAATTTGTCCAAGGTAAACGTGCTGGAATCGTAGCGACTTGTGACGAATTTGCGGTTCGTCAGGTCGATAGTGAGTTCGAATTTGTTCGCCATTCGCCTCCATAGGCTGCCGCAGGCGTGGCAGTTTGCAAGCGGTTGCTAGGCCGAGTGCGTTAGCGCGGCCGTTGTGTTCAACAGAAAGGCGTAGCGTGTGCGCGGGTAGGTTGTCGGAAAATAAAACTGCTTGTCCGACGTGATGCTGATGAGTTCCGCCGCAGCAGTCTCCGGCGCATCGCTGGCGTCAATGTCGACGTCGGTGCCGGCGTGGCTACTTGTGCCAGGATTATCCAGGCGCACCGTTTTAAGCGGAACCAAACCCAACTTGGCCCTTGGGTTGTTTGTGCGCTGGCTTGTACCGTCAGAGTTTAGGCCGTCAACCACTTGAATCACCAGGCCGGTTGCGTACCCGTCAGCATTGGCCGACGTGCCAAGGTTGTTTTTGAAGATTGGCAGCAGATTGTAGTTGGTGTTTTGCGCGTTGACGATGTCCTCGCGGTAAAAGGTTGTGCCAAGCGTTTCGCTTGTGCTGTCCGTCAACTGAACATAATCGAAGCCGGTGCCATAATGCTGGCCGACTACCATGCCGTTTGGGAATGCCACCTTGTAGCTGTTTGTGGTGCTGGTGCTGGTCGCCACCAGAAAGCAGTTCGTGGCCGTGATTGTCGAGCCGGTGTAGGTCGACTGCGGAAAACTGGTTGTCCAAAATGCCGGCGCTGCCACTTCCTCAAATCTAAAGCCAAAACCTTCGTCCTTGGCAAAGGTCTGCACGTCCTCAATTTTAACCCAGCGAAAGTCGTAGACGTCATCTTGTTCGCTTTGGCTGGCGCCAGATGCCACCGACGTCGATGCCGCGTTATAAATTGCGGTGCCGTCAGCAAAATCTGAATAGGTGCGTATTTTGCTGCTGCCTAATAAATCGGTGTAAAGGTCGAATTGCGCGTCGCCATCGGTAAATCCTTCGTAAAGTTCAACCGGTGCAACCAGGCCGTTTAGCCACCCTTGGCCAGGCTTCATAATGCGGTTGCCAAAATAAATTTCATCGACCGACAGCGGCCGAATCTTGTCGGCCTTTTTCAACAGCACGGCGAAGTTGTTGAAGTGTTCCTTCATCAAGTTCACTCGGTTGTAACTGGCCGGCGTTTTGATGGTGTTCAGACTGCTGTCGTTCTTGCTGGCCTCGACCTCCTGCATCACGTCGTCAATCACCAACCTGGAATAATTCGGGTTATTGACTTCGCCGCCGGAGAAACTCCCCTTGCTGACTTCGGCGTCAATGTCGTTGGTCAGAAAACTAGTGTCTGTTTCTGTCAGCGTGCCGACATCGTTCAGCGTCAGGTCGGCGCCATCCAGGCCGACAGGGTCGTTGTTGATGTCGTTGTGTTTGAATGTCTCCGTGCCGGCCGTGATTGGCGTGGCTGTTTCGTACTGCCGTTTTTTCCGCGGCGTTTCGTGGACGCGATGAAACTTGTGCGCGTCAATGTGGTGGCGCCGGTTGCTGACTACGGCGTTGAAATAGGCGTCCTTCCATTGGCTCGGCCAGCCGCAGGCGTAGCCAATCAAGTAACTGGCCTCGGCCTTGGCGCTGCTGCCGGTGTAGTTGCTTGAGTGTAACCGCAGCGGGATGAACCATTCCTGTTCAATCTTCAGCTTTGGCGTGCCGCTGACAAGTTCCAGGCTGAATCCGTGGTTTGTGGTTAAGCCTTCAAACCAACCTTCCGAATCGCCGCTGCCTTTTATCTCGAAAACATCACGCCAAAGCAGGAACGGCCCTTCGCTTGTGAGTGCAACGCTTTTTGATTCTGGCGTGCTGTTCGATTGGTAGGTGTCGAGATAGGTTTTCAAACTGCCGACGGTGTAGGTTCTGCCGTTGTAGCTTGTGCCGGATATGTTCGGGTTTGTGCCGTTGCTGGCCAGGTCGTCCATTGCCAGAAAATACCGATTGAAAACTCGCGGCGTGCTGCCATGGGTCGGCGGCAACAGGAAATGCGTCTGCAAATTGTACGTTGTAGACGCCAGGTTTTTGACTGCATTCTGGTCGTTGATTTGCAGCACGTTCGTGCCGACCGGCCAAATCTCCAAAAGGCTTGGCGTTGCGCTGGTGGCAATTTTTGTGTCGTTATTATTGGTGATGCCGGTCGCCGCCAGGGCCGCGTCGATTGTTGCCAGGTTGGTGCCAAAACTATCCCAACCGTCAAAATCTATCGTGCCGACTTCAAGCGTGCTGCTGCTGGTGTCCTTTTTTCGGTAGCCGATGGCGCCCTTGTGGTAAACGGTGTCGCCGACTTTTGTCGTGTCGCTGATGGTCGGGAAGTGTCCGGCAGTTGCATACTCGCTGCCGATGTCGTTGACAGTCGACGGGTTGAAGTAAATCCGTTGATGATGCTTTGTCCGGTTCGACGTGGCGTTGTAGTCGCTGACCGACAGCGGCGAGTTGTCCATGCCGACAAACTCAAACAGGTTGTAGAGATAGTTCGGGTTTGTGATGTTGTTGGCCCGCATCGTTTCTGCGATGGAACCGTCGAAGCTGTCGACGTAAAGGAACCGCGGGTCGTCAACCAGGCATTTGAAAAAGTATTTATAATCGGTATGAAACGTCGTGCCGACACGTCGAACACAAATTTGATTGTATGCCGGCAGCGTGAAAGTCTTGTGCGGGTCGCTGAAGCTGCCACAATAGATGGTGAAGTCGCGGTCGGTCAGGTTGTGGATTCGCCAGCAGGAATATTTTTCGTAACTGTCCGGCATCGAAAATGACGTGCCGCTGGCTGTTGCGATGATTACTTCGGCGACTGCGAACTTCCATTTCTTCTCCGGCGCCGGTTGGTCATATTCCCAAATGTAATATTCCTGGCCGCTATTCGTCCGCGTGTGCGCTTTTAGCGACCGCGTGAGGTCGGGAGTGCTTGAACCGTCGACGTGCGCGTATCCATCGCTTGAGTAGGTCGCAATCGTGGCGCCGCTGGCTGCCGTGTCGTAGGTGCTTTGGTCGTAGGCGTTCGGGATTGTGTCGAATGCCGAGTAGAGGACGCTTGTCGATGTTGCCGAATGGGTTGCGCCCGCCCAAAAAACAAACTCCTTGCCGCGAATTAGATTGCTGTCGGGGTAGGATGACGGCGAAGCGCTGGCGCCGATGTTTTCGAGAAGGTAAGTCGAACAGCCGCCAAGCGCCTTGTCGATGATGCTGTCGGCCTCGGCCCATAGCTGATTCATCTTGGCCGCCGTCGGCGACTCGCTGCCTGTCAGGTAATTTACAGCCAAACCGCTTTGCCTCCGGTGCCGCCACCTCCTGCGGACATCCGGCGCGGCTGTTTGACGTCAATTTCTGTTCCGCTTGTTCCCCTACTGACGCGCACCTTGTTGTTGCCGCGCACCTCTAGGCTTTTGGTGTATGCCAGGAGACGATTCAGCCAACTGTTTTTGCTGTTCGTTTCGGGGAGTCTTTGCGGCGCCTGCATGGTTTAACTTGCGACGGTGTAAATCCACGTCGACCAAAGTTCCAACTTCCACTCCTGGGTCAGCGTGATTTTGCGGCGGCCTTCGCTGACTATCTTCGGTGCTGATTTCAGCCACCCCCATTGATGAGTAATCCCATCAATCGTTTGCTGGCCTGTTCCAGAATTAACACCGGCCGGCAAACTGTTCGTCTGCGCGTTGGTAATGCTGGTCGTGATGGCGGCATCGAGTGTCGGCTCGCCGATTGTGGCGTTGCCGGTCAGTTGTGCCGGCGTGATGATATAATTGACGTAGGAATAGGCACGCTGCACCACGTTGGCCGCGTAGTTGTATTCGGGGGAGAATGTCAGCGTGTGCCGCAGCGTGTAGGTCGGCCGCTGCCAGGAATCTTGTTCCTTGGTTAAATGCCGGTAGATGCGCTTCAGGTCGTCGTCGCAGGCGGGATTCGTGCTGTCGGTGGCGCCAGTTGCCGTCAGAAAATCCGGCTGTTTCACTTTGCCGTCATCGTCTGTTTCGATTTCCTGTTCCAACTGCTTCTTGATGCGGTTGCGGTTTACCTCGTTGGCATTGAAGCTGACGTTCGGACTGACGGCCGTGTCGGTGACTTGTGTGGTGAAATCCAGCGCCTTGATTGTTGGATGTTCCCAAAGGCTGTACTGCGTGTCGTTTCCATCCAGTTCCCAAATCTCGACAGGCGTTTCATCCAAGCCAGAACCGCCCCAGACGTCTTTCTGATAATTGACGTACAGCTTCGCAGTAGCGCCATCGGGTTCAAAACGAATATTGCTTGCGGAACCGTCGCGGACATAGCGGCCCATCAGTCCACGCACCGCAGTCGTCTCGCCTTCAAATTCCTTCGTGAACGAGAAGCCGCTGTTCTTGTCCCATGCGATGCTTGGGTTCTGTTCGACTAAATTGACTCCTTTGACTGTCGGCATTATTCGCTATTCCTTGCGATGTCCTTGGTGTTGTTGGCGATGCGCTTCAGCAGCACGTTGTTGTCCTTCTCGATGGCAATCGGGTCGGCTGATTGACTGACTGCCGCACCGATGCGCTGCAAGGCGTTGAGTGCGAGGCTTGGCTTGATGAATGACTTGGCGCCTGCTGCTGCTGATTCACTTACCTGAGAAGCTGGTAATTGTCCGACGTTTGAACCAAGGAAGACACCCCTGTCCATGTTCATGTCGTCGCGCACCAGTTCTCCGGTGGCAAGGTTGACCGGCACCCCTTCTTTCATAAGGCGCCGCCGTTCCCTGTCTTGTGCCACTCTTATTTTTGAAGATGTCGGTGCTGCATCTGGCAATAATGGATTTTTGCTTAATTCAACAAGTAACGTCTCAAAAAAACCGGCGTTGCTTTTAACGAAAGGCAATTTTCCACCGGCACCAACTTTGCCAGCCTCACCCGGAATGTCGCCAACCGGAACAACTGTTGCAGGGTTAATTTCCGGTTGCTGAAATGTCATGGTGTCTTTTCTGTATTCAGCGTTGAATGCTAAAAACACATCAGCCAAACCTTTTACCGCTAAAGCTGCACCCGGCAATATTTCCCGCTTTAATCGGTCAAGTTCGTCATTAAATTCTGCAAGGCGGCGAATCGAATCAACGTCAATCGGGTCGGGCGCCGATGCGGCAGTCGCGGCAAAGCCAGAAACAAATGCCGGAACCAACTGGCGGCCACCGCGGCCCATGATGTCCTGCAACGATTTCGCTTTGTCCAATGCGCCGCCAGCCTTCTCGATTGATTCTGCAATCTTGAGAAAAATTTCCTCCGGCGTGCTGGTCTTAATTTGCTGCATTGAAATGCCAAACGCTTCAAATGCACGCACATATGTCGCCAAACCTTGCCTTGCGCCTTCCATGGCCTGCGCTGTTTTCATAAACGAGCGCTCGACCATTTCAATGGTGGCGCCGTTCTGGCTGGCGGCAAAATCAAACTTCTGCGCGGTGTCGGTCGACGACTCCATTCGCTTGGCCATTTTGTCGATGGCGTCAGCGTGTTCGACCATTCGCATAGTGGCACTGCGTAGTGCCGAAACAGCGAACAGGCCGCCTACCATTCCGGCCATGCTTGCTGCCATTCGTCCGGCAGATGCCTTGGTGCCGGTTTCCATCTTGCGAAGTCCAGCAGCCCACCCGGAACCGTCCAGCGACGTCCGGCCCTTCACATTCATGTGCGCGGTTGCCATTAGTCAGTCGCCTCCTGCTTCACCTCACGGTGACGGCGCAAAAGTTCCTCGGTCGTGTCGTCGCTAATCTTCACGGCGCCTTTCAATTCGTTCAGTGTTAGGTAATCCCACCAAGTCTGGCCAAGTGGTTGATTCATTACTTCAGACGCGCTGAAGCCTCCTTCGCTGACCAGCTTCACGCGCATGGCTTGCGGCCACGGTGCGCCGGCCTTGGTTCCCCCGCCCTGTCCTTTCGTCCAGAATTTAGGCATGGCCAGAGCGGCGTTGATGTATTCGGTGAATAGCTTCGCCTTTTCGTCGGCTTCAAATTCGCCGACGTTTTCAGCCCAAGCCTTGATGTCGTCACCTAGTTCGGCGCGACGCAGGAGTTCCTGTGCGCCTTCGTATGTGTTGCTGCAAACGAGTAAGCCGAGAAGCAGGTCACCGAGAAGCGGTTCCTTGTCTTCAACTAGGAAGGCACAGCCAAGACGTGAGAGAAGCAGATAGTGGCCACAACTGAATGGAAGCAAATCCTGTCCAAGTATGGTGACAGGTTCGGGGATGATGCTGTGAAGGTATTCATCCACACGGTCGACTATTAGTAGGTGAACGAACCGGAACCGGTAAAGCGCAGCAATGACAGGCTGGCTGTCATCTCGTTCTCGTTGGATTGGTTGCTGTCGCTGCTGGTGACGTAGTATTCCGCATTAAGTTCTGCGGTTGCGAAGTTTGTTAGTTCTATTTTTGCACCGACGGCAGGAATGTCCGCGCTGCTGTTGCAAACCACTTCGGCAGTTACCTCGATGGTCGGATCGGCGATGACATAAGACATGGTGTCGCCGTCGTTGCCTTTAATGCGCTTGGTTTCCGCTCTATTTCCGCCGCTTACATTGGTGACGGCAGCCTGTCCGGTCATGCCTGTACTGGCGTCTGTGGCGAAGCCGTACTGAATTGATGTTCCCTTTACCGTTGCCATTTTAAATCAAATCCTCAAGTGATGGTGCTGGCGGCCGCCAATATCTCAAGCGAAAGGTCGCAGACCCAATTCCTGTCCTCGACGGTCTTGCTGATGCTGAAACTTTTGACGCCGAAAACGGTCACCGCCTCAGTGCTGTCGGTCAGGGTTGCAGCAATGCCGTCATCCATGAACAAGTCGCGCATCGTGGCGACGTGCGTCTGGTGATTGGCCAGCGTTGTGTCGTCCATTGACTCAACCAAGCGGATGATCAGTTCACAGTTGAAGTTACCGAGACCGGGAATTGATTCCTCTCCCCCTTCGCAGATCACCAAGCATCTCGGCAACGACAGTTCGTCGTCGTCCTCTCCTTTGCTGACGGTGATGCTGTAACCAGCGAACGTGCTGTCGCCGTCCAGCACCGCCTTGGCCCTTGTTTCCAGCTTTTCCTCTAGTGTGTTGAATGCCATTTAGAATCCTGCCTTTCGCCATTCACGTCCCATTTTGCGGTCAATGTAGATCACCATGTCAGCCATGGTGGCGTTCATTCCTGCCTTCAATCCTTTGATGATCTTCGCCTGCGCCTTGCTGTTGTTCTTGGTCGCACTGTTTACGACCAGCGCAGACGGTCGCAGTTCGCTGCGTGCTGCTATGCCGTACCCCTTCGGCTTGGCTTTACCTCTGACCAATCCCTTCGGCCATGGTCGGCGATCACGTCTTTCAACGGAGTAGGACAGCTTTTTGATTGAAGGCAGCCAGCCGGAACGCAGGAACCTGACGGCCCGCACCCGTGCGTTGATTAGTTTTTGTGCCGCTCGTTCCAGTTCCTTTCCCCAGATCAACGGCTGGCCAGCCTTCTTCCGCCTGCTGTTGATGATGCGGGCGGCAAGGTTGTTTTCTGATAAAATTCTGCGGCCCTTGCGAAGTGCGCCGGTCTTCCGACTTCTGCCGACCTTGTTGCCGATTGCGCCCAGCTTGTACTCGATGGCAGACGGATCGGCCGCCTCGGTCAATCGCTGTGCGTTGAATGACAAGTCCAGCGCCTTCTTGTTTACGATCTCGCGGAAGGTCTTCTTGTTCACCTTCGCGTACTTGCGAAGCGTCCGCGTGAATGCTGCTTGGTCGATGGTCAGACTCATCGGTCGGCGCTCATCAAATCAAAGCGCACTTCGGCGCCGTCACCGGTCGTTGTGATTTTCTCAATGCGGTATGCCTGACTGTCGACCGTCATCTTGCTGCCGATTGCTGGCAGGGTTGAATGGTCAGCCTTCTTGCCGACCAGCGTCAGGTCGAAGTCGTCGAGGAAGCCGCCCTCGCCTGCGTCTTGTCCCTTGGCGATCTCATTGACCGCGCCTGTGTAGGTAGTTGCGCCGATGACGTAATTGACCGGCAGGTCAGCAATCATCTCGGCTAGATCGTCTGCGTAACTCATTTCAATAAAAAGGCCGGCAGCCGTTTTTCGCGACTACCGGCCGAACACCTAACCACTACTACTATGCAGAGATTTTTCTGCGGCGATAATACAGCGGCGACTTGTAAACCGTGACCTCGTCAAACTTCGGTTTGTCCGCCTCTGCTTCCTTCGTCATTGCTTCAAGCGCCTTGCCAGCATCACTGCCACAATACAGAACCTTGAATCTGTCGTCCTTGCGACCGACTGCGATGCTGAGTTTCATTAGGCTGACTTGATGCGCTTGAGTGAATCAGTTCCAGCAGCAACGCCATAAATCAGCGTGCAGGTCAGATACTGAGCGCCGTCTTTTCCTTCGTACCAATTCCGCAACTGAATTGTGATTCCGCTGTCAGGGTCTTGAACAGATTCAACAGAACCGGCCCAGTTTTCCGGCAGAGCCGGCTGGCGGGCTGCGATGATCAAGGCTTCCTTGCCGCACACGAAACCTTCGAGGTTTTCGGAGTTCGCCGGGATGTCGGAATACTCCAACACGTCGAATCCGTGAACGCTTGGAATGCTGTTGTCGCGAATTGCACTTGGGGTGCCGTATGCATAGCTGGCTTGGATAGCGTTATCCTTGGCCAGTGCTGCATAATAGGCTGGCTTGATGACCATGCTGCGCGGTGAACGCGGCACGTTGAGGGTCGTCAAGTCGCCAGCAAGGGTAGCAACATCGTCGGCGCCAAAGTTGGCAGCGGTGACTGTGGTGCTGTTGCTGTATGTTGCATTTACAACCAAGGCAAGCAGGTCATCCATCATTGCGTTCACAACAGAGTGAACGGCAGGACGAACAAAAGTGCGCTCCAGCATATCAAGGCCGCCTTTTGCGATTTCAAGGTCGGTGAACTTGGCAGTGAAATGCTTGTGCTTATTCAAGGTGATAGTCTTCGCTGTCGACGTGACATCAGTGGCAGAATAGCCGCTTGTCGCGTCTCCTGCGCTCACCGCACTGGCAACGCGAGTGCTGACCGATTCACCAACGTCAGCGACGTCTGCGCTAAAGTCGGTTGTGAAAGCAGACACGACAGGCATTTCCGCGCTGAGTGTCTCCAAGGTATAAGCCGCAATCTGGCTTAGGTTGATCCCATTTAATGTATTGGCCACGTTCTATCTCCTTTTAGTTGGTTAAAGGTTTGATCTCCCTGCGGAAGAACAAAGTCTTCTCTTTTAGATTCTTAATTGAAGCGTACTCTTTCCAAAGTTCATCAAGCGTCTTTGGCTTTGCTGCTTCATCGGTTTCCTCTGCTACTGGCTCGGCGCCTTGCTGCGCTACGATCTCGGCGGCACGTTCACCGGCGATCTCTTCCACGTCTCGCTGTTCAGCTTTTGTGTTGGCGAGTTCGGTTTCCAGTGCAGCGACCTGTTCGGTCAGAACGGCGTTTGCGTTCTGAAGCAGTTCGTTCGTTTCGCCAAAAGACGCCAACGCGCCTTGGCCCTCTTTGTGTGCGGCCTGCAAAGCCTCTAGTTGGCTTTTGAGGTCGGCGTTCTCTTCTGCGATTGTCATGTCGTCAAAAAAAACAAGTTAAGTCGATTCTATGCCTTCCCTAGCTTTTGCAAGAGGGAATCAAGATTCTTTGCAGTGCCATCAACCATCCCGACTTCAGCAGCCTTACGACCGGTCAACGTCTGGCCTTGCAGGTATTCGTAGTTGAGGTCGGCGCGGTACTTCTTCACGAAGCCGGCGAACTCGTTGTAGGTCTCCATCACTTCAAGTTGCAGGTGCTTGCGAACTTCCTCGTCTAGTGCCACGCCGGGGAAACCTGCTGCCTTGTATTTGCCGCTCTTGAATATCTCAACCGTGACGCCTTTCTCGGCCAGTGCCTTGCTGGTATCCATCACAGGCAAATACACGCCAACGCTGCCGACCTCTGCCGATGGTGCTGAGAAAATACCGTTCGCACCTGCGGCCATCCAATAGGCAGCACTGGCCATCATGCTGTCGGTGTAGGCATATATCTTTTTAGCGCCTGACTTCTGCACCTCTTCAACCGTCTCGGCTAATTCCGGCACGCCGCCAACAGTTCCGCCCGGTGAATCAACATCGAGAATGATAGTGTCGATTTCGTCATCCTCTGCCGCCAGTTCAATGGCAGCAATGACGTCCAATGTGTCTACTGCGCCAAGCATCTTGGCAATCGGTGAAACCTTGTGACCGATGACACCTGCGACCGGAATGATGGCAACACCGTTTTCCTCGGCCATCGCGTAACTGTCGAATATGTCATCTTCGTCATCCTTGTCTTTGTCCTCGATAATGATTTCCGCGCTCAATGTCGCGCTGGCCTGCTGCAAGTGTTTCGGGTTGATGGCCCAAACCTTGTTGTCAGCGGCTGTGCTGTTTTGTCGTTCGTCTATCGTTTTCATTCTTTTAACAATTCTATTAGCCCAAGCGCGGCCGGGATTTCCTCCCCATAAAAGCCAAGCAATGAGACCGGCGCCGGGATAGCCGGCCGCGTCTGGGTCTTTGTTTTTTGGTGCCTCCATGTCGACTGCGTGTCTGTCGAAGTAGGCTTTCATCCGCTTCACTGTTTCCGGTGAGAGTTCATCTCGTCTGGCCAACTGATTTGCGCGAGTCACGCCGACTCTTGTGCCGCCTCGCTTAAATTCTTTTCTCAACCTCAAACCGCGCTTGGCCGCATTTGCCACTGCAACGGTCGGCTTGGTGTTAATTTGCTGGCCCTTGTAAATTGCCATCAGCCGGTAATCCGTTCGGGGTTAATAGCTGCACGCGGTTTGGGTCGATGCCGTACTTGTCGGCCAAGTCCAACACGAACCGCTGTTCTGAAATTCTTTTCTCTACCTCGTCTTCCCAATGCAGGCCGCGCTCGGCGTACAACTCCTGCAAGGTCGTCAAACCGAGTTTGTAATCTTCGCGGGCGGCGCCGGCATCACGGCCACCGTCGACGCTGATCTTCCGCGGCCCTTGGTAGTGCCATGAATACCAATCACCGCCCTGCGGTCGTGGTAGCAGTCCAGCCTTCATCGCCTTACTCAAAGCATAGCCATCAATGCGTCTGGCAATCTTGCGAACGAGGCGCTGGTTCTTCTCAACCGTGCGCTGCGCCTTGGCTGTGACAAGTCGAACGACAGCGCCGCCGATTCGTGTCGGATCGAGACTCAAGTCGTATGGCCATTCGATGGCTTGGAATGCGCTTCGCAGAATCGTGTTCTCAAATTCTTGTGCGTTTGCCGATGGGCGGTTCCGATCTACCACCTCGATCTTGGAACCAGAGCCGGCGCGGAAATAGCGAATGGCGCCGCCTTCAAGCGATTCAAGGGTCGTAGATAAGTTCCCGTCCTCGACTGTTTGTTCGATGAAGGCTTCGGAGTCGTCTGCGTATCCGTCTTCGTTGTGTTCGACGAGTGCGATGCTGCTGGCTGCTTTCTGTGCTGACAGTTCATATTCTCTTAACTCCTTGACGTCCTGCAAGTCGGCTGTCACGGCCGAAAGCGGCGAGACGCCACGATTCTGGTCGGCCCATTCTGGAAAAAAGCAGAGTGCCATATCGCGGGCGCTGACTTTGCGCTCGCCGTCGATCATGTAGCTGACCGGACGTCCCTGCTTGTTTGTGATGACTCCGTTAAATTCGTTTGGCCCTTGCGTGCGCGAAGCGATGCGGTGCGCTGGTATAAGCTGCACCGCTGGATACCCGCTGCCGGTCTTGGTCAGCAGAACGCCGACATCTCCGTCGCGCTTGATTGATAACAGTGCGAGATACAGGAACTCCTCAAAGTCACACTTGCCTTGAATATCCAGAATCCCGTGGAACTCCTTGAGCCAAGCCTCGGCTTGTGCGCCCCATTCCAGATCGCGGCCGACGTACTGCGGAACGAATGGCTGCACCGAATATGTGCATTGTTCCAACAGCGCCCCGCGAACAGGTGCGAAGTTTCCAAACAGCCAGCGGCCGGCGCTGACAAGCTGCTGGTGTGTGCCTGTTGGGATTAGCTGCCGCGTGTCTTTGTTTAGATAGCGCAGCGGCCGACGGTGGCGGTTGCTTTGGTATTGAGGTTCCCAAAGGCTGCCGAGTTTTTTGAAGAATCCTTTAAGCATTACGGAACTTGGCGTAGGTGCGGGTCGACAAGTGGCCGTAGGTCGAAGGGTCTTTTTTCTTCAAGGCGAACCGGCATTCGCGAAGCACTTGATCAATCGGAAGTGTGAACTGCTTGGTGGCGTTGCGTCCGCCGATGCCGTAGGCCATCAGCGTTTTGCCTTCAGTCAAAAGCGTCTTGGCCTTTGTCTGAATCGTGGTGATTTCGCTGGTCGTGAAATTAAGAAATAAACCTTCCGCCCGCATTTCCCTTCAAGCATAGCGGGCGCGGCAGATTCTCAAGCGGAAACAAAAATGGCCGGTCAGGTGAAAGCTATACCCGACCGGCCGTTGTTATGAGTGAGCGCCCGTTGCAGGCTTGAGGTCATGTCCAAACAACCTTGCCGGCGAACCATCAACCGGCATCAACATTCAAAAACAGGTTGGGAAATCGTCAAGCGGTTTTAGGTTGGCCGCACTTTCCGGCAACAGTTAATTTCGCCGCGCTATGAAGCAACTAGATTGGAAATCATTTGCCATCGGCGTACTGCTTACTTCGACTGTCGTACTGGGAACAGGTGCAGCAACAAGCAAATCTTTCGCACCTAAAGTGGCTAACTACGGTTGGGATGCTGATCAAAAATGGCAAATCACATATAGCGGTGCGACCGGTTTTTCCACCCCACGGGCCGGGTACGAACCATTTCAAGCAATTGGCACGACTTCTAATACTAGAGTGTTGTGGCGAAAGCGCATTCAGTAACAACTTCCAAGAAGTAAAGCACAAGCATTTCAGTCATCCTTGAGTCGCAACCTCAAGGCGTACACATAGTGCCAGAGGTCAATGATCTCTTCTTCCAAGTGTTCAAGGCGCACCTTCTGAACTAGGTCGCCGCCGTGTTCGGCTTGGCCTGCCATATACTTGGCTGACGCCAACGCACGAAAGCGTTCAACGCTTTGCCGTGCGATTTCCTCTGGGGGTAATTCTGCTTTATTATCCATCTTGAAATTCTCCTGTTGCTACGCCGTCTCGGCCAAGCACTTCGCCATCATCGCTGCCGCGACCTGCATACCTTCACAGTCCCAAAGGTGGTTGTCCCGCTTGCCGACTCGATGCCATTCGTAGACCGTTTGGCCTGCCTTGTCGTGACGTTCTCGGCGGCGTTCCGAAAACATCTGCATCTCGTAGTCGCTGCCGGCGTCAGGTGTCACCGTCCAGCTTGCGCCTCTGCCGTCGCGCAGATTCGCCAGCACGTCCTTGCAGGTTGGATTAGACCAGTGAAACAATGTGACAGGCCGAACCCTGCCTTGGCTTTTGGTTCCGACTGCTGGGTCGACGTACACTCGCGGCGAGTAAGCGCGGCGAACGGTTTCGCCTTTGATCTTGTGTGCGAAGTCTTTCGTCTTCGCGCCCTTGATTGATGTGAAGCCGAATTGCTTGCAGGCGGCATACACCTTCTGCGCGTTGTATCCGCTGTCGACGAAAACCAGGTGTGGTTTGACGTCGTACTGTGCGCGAAGGTCTTCGATGCTTTCAAACGTCACTGGCTTTGACCAGTGAACCAAGCGGCTCTGGCCATCTGCGGCCCATGCGCGAACCACCAGATAGAACAGGTCACGCTGAACGTCGACGGTTGCAAACCGAAAGGCTTCGTCAACCCATGGCCACTGATCATCGTGCGTCGTTAGTTCATGCAGTTCGTCATCGGTTCCCATCTCTTCAACCCATGGCACGCCAAGTGATTCAGCTTTGAACACCTTCAGCGGAACAGTGGTTCCAACTTTCATCGCTGCCTTGGCTTGTAGAAATTCCTGCACCAAATCACGCCACGATACCCAAGGCGGAAGAACGGCAGACCAGCGGAAGCTGACCTTCTCGCTTGGTGCCTTGTCATTAGTGGACCGCCATTTGCCGGAGATGGCGAACGCCTTTCGCACATCCTGCCGATCAGTGAACTGCGCTATGCAGTGCGGACATTCATACCGAATCGTCTTGGCAAGTTCGTCGAAGTCATACTCGTCGTTGACGTATGTCTTGTCGTTCGTGTCCCACTTGATCTGGTCGAAGTTCATCTCATGTCTCTTGTCGCATTCGGGACACAGCACTTCGTAGATGCGTTGGTCGCCAGCCAGAAATGCACGATGGACGTGGTCGTTCTCATGGTCAGGCGTTGAGATAACAACTCGGCGTGCGTTCCAGAATGCGCGGGTTCGTTTGCTGACCATCTCAAATGCGCCGGGTGGATAGTTCCGCACCTCATCCAAGAAAAGCCAGCGGATTGGCTTCGACTGCAATTTGCTTTGTGAGTTGGCGCCGTTGATGACCAGCGGCATCGAGGCGAAGTTGATTTCCAGAGTGGTCTTGGCGTGCCGATCAGCCGGGAACAACTTGGAAACCGCTTCGCAGTTTTCCAGCGTCGGCATCAGTCGCGTGCGTGCGAATGTCTTGGCCTCGTCTTGCGCCGCCATCACCCACATCGCTGGGCCGGGGTCTTCCGCAATACACCATGATAACAGCGTCAGCACCATCTGCGTCTTGCCGCTTTGGGCGCTGCACATGATTGCCACATCCTTGCACCTATTATCAGCGAAGCATTCCATCGGCTCTTTCGTCCAAGGCGCGATGTTGGAATTGAACTTGCCGGGGAACGGCGACGTCTTGTCGACGACGATGTTCTTCTCAGCCCAGCGCCAAGGCGGGTCAGTGCTGCGCGGTGCTATTGCGCGGCGTGCGATTCTTTCAACCGTACTTCTCTCCAATGGTCTTCCTCCAGAATTGCGAATGCCGCGGCAACCGCTTCACGTTGCTTGATTTGGATTTCGGCTGCCTTCAGTCCCTCAAGAATTGGCGGCAGTTCGTTTTCCAGCTTGGTGTAAATCATGCCTTTGAACTGGTGAACCATTCGCGTGACTTCCGCCTCCACCTCCGAAACCGGAATCAATCTTCCCAGCTTCTCGTCGATCTCGATTTCCAGTAGCGCGTTCTTCCGCTGCAAGTTCTCTGCCTGCAATCGGCCTCGGTTCAGTTCGTCACCTTCGACCGGTTTCAGCCCGCGTGATTCGATGAACGTCTGCCACGCCTTGAGGTTGTGACTGCCGTCGGAATACGGCTCCGGCGCACCGTCCATCTTCGTCCAGACGTACAACGACGCACGGCTGCAATCCAACTGCTTGCACAGTTCAACGATGGTCGGAATGCCGGCTCGTTTGCTTTTGCGTTTAGCGGCCATGTTTTGCCTGTAGGCGCAGTTTGTTTTTTACGCGGCTCGGATTCAGTCGAAGCGTTATTCGTTTGCCATGCCGCAGTTTCGGGCCATTACATGGCCAAGCTGTCAGTTTTCGGCTCATAAAAATACAAGAGTCGTATGGTCACC